AGCGTATTCAAGCCGTGGTCGAGCTGGTCTGCGTCTAATTTAATTTCAAGCATGGTCAGCCCCTCAATAATTCGCGCACCCATGCCAACGATTCGGGGGTTAGGGCGTTTTTGAATTTCTGGTTAGCCATCATGGTTTTGATGGCAATCCGGGCGATATCCGGATGGGTTGCCTGCGCCTTTTCCACGGCAATTTGCGCCATGCGGGACAACATGGATTTGCCTTGGTTGGTATTGAAGCCCGCATTGGGGGCGATAAATTTGTTGTTGATGCGGATGCCGGTGCGCCGGGCATAGCGTGCCTCTCCGGTATAAGGGTTTGAACCTATATCGACGGTGACGGACTCAAGAGTCGGTCTGGCTTGAACGCGGCTCTCACCCATACCGCGCGACAGAGGGCGAACCCGGCAGCGGCAGCGGTAATCCAAGAGCGGATACAGGCTGTTCCACACCGGGTCATCGGCTGCATAGACGCGACCGTGTAACATACGGTGGGTTTCGCGGGTGCGACTGTCGTTGATGGCAACGTACTGCCAATAAGGGTGCGTGTCGATGGAATCCATCATTTCGGCGTAGCGACCCGCCATGTAGGCTGACTGCATATTGGTCAGATAGATGGTTTTCAGGCGGTGCGGGCTACCGAGCTGAACAGTTTGGGCTTCGCCGGTGTCCGGATTGGTTGCTTGGGTGCGTCCCCACCAGCCCTTGCTTTGTAATACCGGCGTGAGTGTTTTCTGGAACTGCTCCAGAGTTTGGCCGGTCTCGGCGGCGTTGACAACAGCGCGATAAATATCATTGGCAACGTCCATGCTTGCGGTTTTGGCCACGGTGAACGCGGTAGCGTGTGCGTCGTCGAGCATATCTTGCCAATCCCACGAAACGGCCACACCTTTCTGCTTCAAATATTCGACCGCTGCTTCCGGCTCTAGGCCGAAAATTGCCTTGATGTCTTCCGGATTCATCAGCTCATCTCCTGTGCCGCTTCAATGCGGCCGACCAAACCTGACAGGAAAATCACTCGTGCCAGCTCGTTTTGCAAGGCGGTGTCATCCATATTCGGGAACTGCTCGGCCAAGCGGTCGAGAATATTGTCTTCGGTTTCGCCGCGCTGCAAATCCTGCACCAATAAAGCAGTCAGGTCGTGGCCTTGTTGGTTCAGACGGCCTGCATTGGGCGCAAGCGTATCTAAAATCAAACCTGCATCGGTTTCTGTGCCATCAGGATTAGGCAACCAACCGCCGAAACCGCCTAAAAATTGGCGTGAGACGGCGATATGGCCGGTCAGATCATCGGGTTTGAAGGTGATGTTGCCGTGATTGGTTTTGAGTTTGAAATGCGGTTTTTTCATTTTTCAGACGGCCTTAAGGTTCATACATCAATTTAAAAACGGAACGCCAAATAATCGGAATCGAACGCAGCCACAGTAATACCATCTGTGCTGGATTTTTCGGGGTAAAGCGCGGATAAAAATAACCGACCAGCCACAACAACGGATAAATCAGTACACAATAGAGCAACATTAGGAACTGAAAAAAAGAGAGTGTGACCGTCATAATCAGGCAGATAAAGTAACTAAGAACCAAGCATGGCAGTGAAGCAGTAATCAATGCTGCCTCAGGAAAACTGATTTTTGTCATTTTTTAAAACCCTCGTGTATAGGTGCTGATACGGCGCACACGGCGGCTGGCCACGCGTACCGGCCCGGCATTGAGTTCGCGGCTGGCGTAATGCGCCAAAACCAGCGCGATGGCGGTGTCTCCGTGGCGTTTGTTGCCGTCTTGCCCGCGCGTGCGGGTGTCGGGAATGCGCGGCACGCCTTTGACTAATTCAAAGGCGCGTAGGTCGGTCAAGATGTCTTCATCGCGCGGCAGTTTGTCCAGCGTGCCGTCTTCCAGCGCGGCTTTAAATGGCGCGGTGTGGCTGCGATACCAGTTCTCCGACAGCATCACGGCTTGCACGCGCTCGCCGCCGAATTGGTCTTGCATCGCTTCGGCAAGGTATTGTCCGTTGCCGCGTGCGTCCAAGCATGCGCCGAGCAAGTTGGGCAAGCCGCTGAACAGATAGGCGCAGATTTGTTCTTGCTGTTTAAACGGCATATTGCCGAGTTCTAGGATAAACGGCGGAATGAGCCGCAAATCCTGCTGGCGGATTAACGGCACAATCGCGCTGCGGTCGCCGTTGCGGGCGAAATCCACGCCAACAAAGCTGTGGCGAGTGTTGTCCAACGCAGCTAACAGCGGTTTCAGGCTGCCTGAAAGCCAGTCCGCCACTTCGGCGGCGCGTTGGTGTTCGGGCAGCAGCGCAAAATCATCTGTTTGGTCGTAGCGCAGCACAGGCGTGTAGGGCGACATTCGGCTTTCTATCAGGGCGCGGTTCAGCCATTTGCCGCCGCCGTTTTTGGGAATGCAGTCCAACTCTTCGGCAGCGTCTTCGCCGTAGGATTGGCGGATTTCTGCCACCCATGCGGCTTCGCCTTCGGCTGTCCATTCTATGCCGCGCCGTAGGCAGATGCGTTTGTACAAGCCGTCTGCCAGCGCATCATCAAAGGTGATGCGGTGCACAGCGTAGGGCTTTTTGCCTGCACGGCAGTCGGTAATCAGCTCGTTAAATGGGTTATCCACGCCGTCATGGGTGGAGATGATGTGCACCTGCCCGCCCCACATCAGCAACGCCATTGCGGCTTTAAGTAGCTCGGGCAAGTCGTCATGGAACGCGGCTTCGTCAATAATCACGCGCCCTTGCTTACCGCGCAGGTTGTTGGGGCGGCTGGACAGCGCGGTGATGCGCCAGCCCGATGCGAAGCGAATCACAAACGCCAATACCGCCTGCTTGTCGTCGCCATCGGCAAACACTTCTTCCGTCTCTTCCACTTCATCTGCCGCCAAGCCGTAGAACTTCGCCCAGTTGCCACAGTCGTGGATAAATTCCAACGCCATGTCTTTGTTGTAGCCGATGTACCAAACGTTCATGCCGCTGGTTTGCGCTGCCAGCAGGGCACTATCCGCCGCTTCGCCCCACGATAAGCCGATACGGCGCGATTTTTCGCACACTTTCACATACGCGGGGTCGGCAATCCAGCGTTGCTGATAGGGCAGCAACACCATCGGCGTGCGGTTATCGTTGGGCGGATTGTGGTTTTCAGGCTGCCTATTCATGTTGCAATCCCCAAAATCTGTTTACGGATTTGCTCGGCGGTGTCGTGCGACAGCCCGCCTTTTTTTATCGCTCGCGCCACTTCATCGGCGGTGGCTTGGGCGCGGGCTTTGACTTTGCCTTGATACTCTTTCAGCCGCGTGCTGGCGGAAATCAGCCCCGCGATGCGTTTCGCGCCTTCGCTAATCAAATCAAACCGCTCCATTGGCGGCAGTTCTTCATCGGGCAGCTCGCCGATTTGCACCAGCGCATCAAATAACTCAGTCTGCACCATTGCCATCAGAGCTTCGCTGCGGGTGTCGCCTTCATCTGCCGCGCCTTCGGCAATCAGCCGTGCGGCTTCGGTGCTGGCTTTGATGCTGGCAAAACGCCGTTCTACCTTTTGCCCATAGCGGTGCACGGCGGAACGGCTGATTTCGTAGCCTTGCGCGGTCAGCCAGTCTGCCAACGCGGTGTAGTTGGCAAAGCCGTTTTCGGACAGCTTACGCTCCAAACTGTGGCGCACGGCTTCGGGCAAGGCATCTATGCTGCTGCGGCGTGCCATGTTAACTCTCCCAGTATTTTGGCGGACGGGCGATGCCTGCTTCGCAATCAATGGTGTACTCGGCGATGTCCACGCCTAGGCGTTTTAAATCGGCAAACCACATTCCGCTGGGCTGTTTAACTAACTCCACCAGCCTGCGGTCGGCTAAATAATCCAGCTCGCGGCGCAGTTCCAGCGCGGTGGCATCGGGGTAGATGCCACGCATTACGTCCAGCAGGAACACTTCGCTGGACGTGTAGGGACGGGCTTTGTTGAGTGTGTTGATGATGTGCCAGCGCATTCCTTCGCGGCGTGCCTTTTCGTTCATGATTTTTTCACGCTTTCTATTTTGTAAAGGTCGGTCAGGGTTTTGTGAATGCCGTCCATCTTGGCTTCCAGCACGGCTTGGTTGCGAATGTAGTCATCGCGCAGCACATACTCGCGCGGCAGCGTGGCTTTGAGCGCGGCGATTTCTTGGCGGATTTCGTCGCGCTCACGGGCGGCTTCGCGGTTGGTGTCGGATATGGTCTTGACCCAAAACCACAGCGCGGCAGTGAGCATACTGGTTAAGCCGCCGATTAGAGTTTCTACGTTGAGCGGGTTCATTTTTTTACCTCCGCCGCGCTTAATAGACTGGGGTAGCGGTTTTTGTATTCGGCAAGTTTGGCAGAAATCCTTTTTTCTACTTCTATATGGCTATAAAGAGCCACCGTTGCACCGCCGATGCGCTCGGAAATATGAGCTATCAAGTCGGTAAGCCAAATGTTTAAACGCTTGCCGTAGGGATATGGTTTGATGTCTTCAATGTCGTACCAATAGCTGAATTCGGTTTCTTTATTCATTTTTCTGTTTTCCTTGCTTGTACCAAGCCTGCCAGCCTGAAACCTGCGCTTCTAGCTTTTGGCAGTAACCGCCGTAGCGCACGGCGTGATCCAGCAGGTGTTGGGGCGAGCCGCTGGCGGGACGCTCGGGGCGTTCGTGTGTTGCCAACAGCTCGGTGGAAACGGGCGCGATTTCAGGCTGCCTAATTATCGGCGTAGCCAAAGGCGCGGGCGTAGAGCTGCAAGCTGCGCTCGCCCAAACCGTTGTAAACAATACTGCCTTGGTTATCGTGTTGCGTGGCATGGGGGATTTCCTTGTTCAATTCATGTTGCCGTTTATCTAGCTGGGCGCGGGTGGCGGCAAGTTGCTCGCCCTGCTGTTGCGCCCATCGCTCCGCTGCCTGCTGTTTCGCCAGCGCATCGGCAAGCGCGGTGGAATAGGCTTGCTGCGCTTGCAGCTTCTCATCGGCATATTGGTTTTTCAAAACCAGCGTCGCTGCATGGCACGCGCTGTGTGCCACCGCCCAACCCGCCCATGCTGATAGGGCGCACGCCAGCACAAAGCCCGCGCAGGCAGCCCCACCAATAAAACGGTTTTTATATTTATTCCAAATTGTCCCCATCGCTTTGCCCCTTGTTAATCTGCGCCACCTGTGGCACAGCGGCGATGCCGCGCTTAATCAGCGCGTAGCCACCCACCATGCCACCATAAGCCCACCACAGCCACTCGGGCGCGTTTTCCGTTTGAATAAACTTGTAGGTCATGCAGGCGGCGGTGATGTTTGCCCACAGCTTGGTGTGGCTGATTTGCCCCGTGGCGGGGTTGGCGATTAAGCCTGATAGCCATTTGAGCAACTTCATCATCGTTTCCCCTTGCGTTTAGCCCGCCGCACCGCTGCTACGCCGCTATGCCGATGTTTACGCAGCGCAACACCGCCCAATGGGTGCGGCTGCGGGCAGGGTTGGCTCGGCTGTTTTAATCGGATTTCAGGCGGCGGCGCAGCTAGACTTAACGCCGCCAATGCGCCCAATACAATCGCGTGTCGTTTCATTTTCAGGCTGCCTTATCAACGTTCGTTAGCAGAAACCTGCCCATCACTATCCAACAACGGCAGATTAAAATGTTCAGGCTTGGGCGCAGATTTGCGCCCATCCGCCCAATCCAGCCACACATAGCCTACCACGCGGCTTGGCGCAAACGGCTTAATGTTCACCGCGTTGCCCTGATTGCCGCCCAGCACCATCAAATTGCCGTGCCTATCCTTGCCCACCACAAAGCCCACGTGCCCGCCGCCTTGGCGGTCAAACACCACCACGCAGCCGTAAGCAGGCTTATCCAAGCGCGTGCCCGTGTTCAGCCAGTCTTTCGCGCGATACCAATGCTTCGGCAACGCTCGCTTGGCTTCGCGGGCGCAATGGGCAACAAACGTGCCACACCACGGCGTTTCATCATCTTGCCACCACGCGCCCAGCGCAATCAGCCAGTTGCGAATGGTGCTGTTGTGTTGCTTGCCCACAATTTCGCGCGTGCCAATGGCGCGGCGGGCGATGGCAAGCCATGCCAGTTCGGAAGGTTGGGGGTTGGTTTTTTGCATAAGAAAATCCCTATAACGTGGTCGTTATAGGGATTATCGGGTTGGTGGGCTTAAAGGGCTTTTAATGTGCTTTAAAAAAGCGGGGACTATTTCACAGGGGCGGTTAAGCCTTGAATAATGTCTTTTTGTGCCGAACCGTAGGCAAAGGCATCGTATAAATCAGATGATGAAAAGCCAGTAATGCGGTTTTGATTGCTGGGGTTGAGCTCCACTAAATCATCAAAGGATTGCGCGGGGCTGTATTTTTTCAATACTTCCAACGCTCGCTCGCGGCTCACGGTGGCTTTAAGCGGTTTTTTCGTTAAAGGCTTTGATGTATCCATATCAATCGGCGCGGAATTAACCGTAATTTTATCTAGATTGGTGTGGGCAAACGCATGATAAATCGTGTAGATAAAGGCTTTATTCATGGCAGCGTTGATGTCGTCTTGGCTGGCAGCTTTGGGGAGATATTCCGCAATGACCACATCGGTAGGGCTATTGAATTTTAGCTGACCTTCCGCATCATAATCGCCGAAAGTGTCAAACATATCTTTGAGATTGGTAAATTGGACAATCCCTTTTCCATTGATGGTATAGGGCGGGATTTCACTTTGGCGTTTTAGATACACCGCCGCGCTGTTTTCCGCTAGGGGTGTACTGGCTGCAGGTGCGGAAATGGCAGATGGCGTGGTGTTTTCGCCACCGCAAGCCGATAACAAGCCCAAGCATAGTAGGGATAAGGCGAGATGCTTCATGGCTTACTTTCTATGTTTAGGGCAGTGTTTGCCGTTGCCGCCTGCATTGCAGTCGCAGGCTTTGCCATCGCCATCGCGGTCTAGGCTTTTCCAGCCTGTTTCCCCAGCGGCTTTTCGTGCTTCGTAGTATTTTTGTGCAGCGGCTTGGGTTGGGAAATCCTTGCATGTTTTGGCGGCTAAGGATGGGGTAGCGTGAAGCAAACCCAAAATGGCAACCGAAAGAAAAGAAAATTTTTTCATTTTATCTTAAATAAAATTTTTTGAAACATTAACAACTTGCCCGATGATTTGCACATCATCAAGGCTGCCTAACTCCAAACTCATGGGTGGATAGCTTGGGTTATCACTAATCAGCAACAATGAACCGTCCAATTTTTTTTGGATTCGCTTAACCCATAGCGTATCCCCACTACGGATAACATAAATTCTGCCGTCATAAGGGATATTGCGCGAAGCATCTACAAGCAAACTGTCTTTATCGTTAATTGTTGGCATCATGCTATCCCCGTAAGCTGTTACAACGCTTAAATTTTTTTCTTTCAACCCGTATTGCAGCAGCCAATCTTTGGGAAAGGCGCGATGACTAGATGGGACTGCTGTGCCTTGTCCGTCCGTACCGAAACCAGCAGATACCAAAACATCATAAACAGGAATGTAAGCAAAATCTTTGATATTGCTTACATTTTTTTTATCACCATCCAAATTATTTTTGGTTGCCATGTTTGGGCTGCCTGTCAAAATATATTGGATGTCCAGCCCTAATTTCATGATTTCAATAAGTTGAGCGGCGTTTGGGTAAGATTTTTCGTTTTCCCAGTTCCAGACTGTATTTTTTTTGACATTTAGATGCCCTGCCAAGTCCTCTTGACTTAATTGTTTTTTAAGGCGTTCTTCCTTCAATCTGTTTCCAAACATGACTCAACTCCCAAATAATTTAAACTTTTTGTTGCAAATCCAAATTTATTTGGATAATATGCGTCCATCGCAAACAAAAGCGCGATTTAGTTAAACAAATTTGCGCTTATTCTATCACAGTAGGAGCTACAAATATGGTTTTAACACCCGAACAAGTAAAGAAAAAATTTAAGGATTGCGGCATGACCTTCACGGGTTGGGCGCGCGAAAACGGCTACCGCCCGCAGGAGGTTATCCGTGTGGTAAACGGTTATTCCAAAGGTAACTACGGCATCGGCTATGAAATTGCCGTGAAGCTGGGATTAAAGGAGCAGCCCAATGGCGACAAGTAAAAAAGGCAGCCGAATTTTGCGCGTGTTTAAGGCTTTGGAAGCGCACCCGATTATCGGCATCAGCAATAAAGAATTGGCGGTGGGGTTGGGCATATCAGCGGTTCATGTGAGCCGTGATTTGGAAGATTTAATCGCCGAAGGGCTGGTTACCCGATTGGAAAACGGCAACTTTGCGTATAGCGTAAAAACCCTGCAAATCGCCGAGCGGTTTCGCCAACAACAGGAACGGCTGCAAAACAGGATTGCGGAACTGGGCAGACGGGTTGATGTGGATTGATGGATTTAAATCTTTCCCGACGTCGGGAAAGATTGGAGAGTGAAAAATGGAAGTATTAGAAAAAGAGCAAACAGCGGTCGCAGATACAACCGCTAATCAAAATTTTCAGGCTGCTCATAGCGCGATGGTTATGGAGCAGTGGGGCTACGGCGAAATCTACAACGAAGCCACTTGGGTAGAACGCGGTCGCCATGCTGTTCGGCAGACGATGGAAGGAATGTTTGAGCTTGGGCGCGTTTTAATTGTGCTGAAAGAGCATACCGAATACCGCCGTTTTAGCCAAATTGTTAAAGAACAGTTTGGTATCGGGACTAGCGAAACTGCCCGCTTAATGGCAGCCACCCAACGCTTCGCCACTCCACAAATGCAAAAAGCCGCGCCCAAGCTGATGGATTTGGGCAAATCCAAACTGCTGGAATTACTGGTAGAAGAAGACGTTACGCTGGTGGGCTTGGCAGATGGCGGGGAAGTAAACGGCATGACGCTGGATGATGTGGACAGAATGACGGTGCGCGAGCTGCGCGTGGCGTTGCGCGAAAACCGCGAAGATGCGCAAGCCAAGGATAAGGTGCTGGCGGATAAAAACGCCAAGATTGATGAGCTGGCGGAGAAGCTGGAAAAGGCGAAAAAGAAAGGTGGCGTGAAAGAGCCGAACCCCGCTGATGTTGCCAGCGAGCTGCACATGGCGGTGGGCGCGAAAGAAGTGGCAATCCGCAGCCAGTTGGCGCAGCTGGGCGATTATTTCGCGCAGATGGCGGCGCACGAAGCGGCGCATGGTTTGTCGCATCGCGCACGCATGGCGGGTGCGTTGAACCAAATTATCATGGACTGCCAGCATCTGCGCGACCAGTACGCGCTGCCTGAAAGCGCAGACGATGACGGCGTGCCCGAATGGTTGCAGCCTGAAAGCGAGTAGCGCATGAATGCGGTGTTGAATGAGCGGTTGCACGCTATTGCCGCGCAGCTGGACACCCTGCCACGCGGCGGCAAAACTGAGTTTATTCGGGCGCAGGCTGCCAAGCTGAATATGAGCGCGGCGACGCTTTATAAGGAGCTTGACCGCGTGCGGCTAAAAGCCCCGCGCAAACGCCGCGCCGATGCAGGCAAAACGGCATTAAGCGAGCGCGATGCGCAGATGATTTCCGCGCTGCTGATGGAAACCATGCGCAAAAACGGCAAACGGTTGATGACTGTGGAAAGGGCAGTAGAAATGTTGATTGCGAATAATGAGATTGACCCTGTGCGGGTAAACAAGGAGACAGGCGAAGTGAACACGCTGTCGGAGAGTGCGATTACGCGCGGTTTGCGGAAATACAAACTGCACCCCGACCAGCTGTTGCAGCCCACGCCTGTAAACCGACTGCAAAGCCTGCACCCGAACCATGTGTGGCAGATTGATGCCAGCGTGTGCGTGCTGTTTTACCTGCCGCGCACTAGTAAAGACACGGGGCTGCGCATGATGAAGGCGGACGAGTTTTACAAAAACAAGCCGAAAAACGTGGTGAAAATTGAGCAAGACCGCGTGTGGCGATATGTGGTTACCGACCATTGTTCAGGCTGCTTATTCGTGTGGTATGTGTTTGGCGGCGAGAACAGCGAAAACTTGTGCGAAACCTTTATCCAAGCGATGCAGCCCAAGGCGGACAGGGGTAAAGACCCGTTTTGCGGTGTGCCCAAAAGTGTGATGCTTGACCCCGGCTCGGCGAACACAGGGCACGGCTTTAAGCATTTGAACAAACAACTAGGCGTGGAAGTCATCATCAACAAGGTGGGCAACCCGCGTGCCAAGGGGCAAGTGGAAAACGGCAACAATCTGGTGGAAACGCTGTTTGAAAGCAGCCTGAAAATGGTGCAAGTGCAGTCCATAGATGAGCTGCAAGCCTATGCCAACCGCTGGATGCGCTATTTCAACAGCGAGCGCAAGCACAGCCGCCACGGCATGAGCCGTTATCAGGCTTGGCTGAAAATCGCTGCCGATGAGCTATTGCTGCCGCCGCCGGCGGATTATTGCCGCGAGTTGGTGTTGAGTATGCCACAGGAGCGTAAAGTGAAAGCCGAGTTGGAAATTGAATTTGAAGGGCGGCTGTTTGATGTGAGCCAAGTGCCGTTTGTGCTGGTGGGCGAGAAATTGACGGTGGCGAAAAACCCGTGGAAGCAGTTTTCAGCGCAGGTGCGCTGCTATGACGAAGCGGGCAAGGAGTACTGGCTAGAAGTGCCCGAAGTGGTACGCAATGCGTTTGGTTTCCGCGAGAACGCCGCCATCATCGGCGAAAGCTACCGCGCCCATGCCGATACTGCTGCACAAAGCAACGCCAAAGAGCTGGAAAAACTGGCGATGCAGGCGGATACGCTGGACGAGGCGGCGCAAAAACGCAAAGCCAAAACCCTGCCCTTTGGCGGGCGGATTGACCCCTTTGCCCATCAAGAGCAGGTGTTGGCGGAGAAGCAAAAAATCAGCTATCTGCCCAAGCGCGGGCAGCAAATGGATTACAGACAATCGGGTTTTAATGGAATGGACGTGCAGGCGGCGGTGTTGAACAAGGTGGAGCTTGCCAAGCTGTTGAAACCACGCATTGAAGCACAAGGCGGCGATTGGGCGACAGCGGCGCAGCGGTTGCAGGAACTTTATCCCAATGGCGCGGCGGAAAGCGAGCTGGAACAGGTATTAGAGCGCATCACTTACGCGCCCAAGCTGCGCTTATTGACGGGGACGCACGGATGAGAGCCAGCGATGTTTTAAACCAAATCGGCAAGAGTTCGCGCCAAGCGGCGGCGGAAATCGGCATCAGCAAAACCATGCTTCTCAATTTCCTAAACCACGGCAAGCCGCCGCAGCGCCGCAGCGCAGCCATCCACCAACAGATTACAGATTATTTCCAACACAAGGGCGTGGACGTTTCAGGCTGCCTGAAAACTACCCCAGCCCAAGATGAACCTAAACCTGAAAAGGACAATGAAATGCTTTTAAGAAAATCGGCTTTATCGCTGACTACGCGCCAGCACTTCGGCTTAACCCGCGACCCGTTTCATGACGAAATCCGCGCGGCGCAAGATGTTTATTTGACCCCCGATGCGCGATATGTGCGCGAGGCGATGTTCCAAGTGGCAACCCAAGGCGGCTTTATGGCGGTGGTGGGCGAAAGTGGCGCGGGCAAATCCACCCTGCGTGAAGACCTGCAAGACCGTATTAACCGCGAAAACAAGCCTGTGATTGTGATTGAGCCTTATGTGCTGGCGATGGAGGACAACGATCAAAAGGGCAAAACGCTTAAAGCGGTGCACATTGCCGAAGCGGTACTGGAAGCGGTGTCGCCCAATACTGCGCCCAAGCGCAGCCCCGAGGCGCGGTTTCGCCAAATCCATAATGCGCTGATGGAGAGCGCGAAAGCGGGCAACAAGCACGTGCTGGTTATTGAAGAGGCGCATGGCTTGCCGCTGCCCACGCTGAAACATTTGAAACGCTTTTTTGAATTGAAAAACGGCTTTGAGCGGCTGATGGGCATTGTGCTGATTGGGCAGACCGAGCTGGCGCAAAAATTGAGCGAGAACAATCCGAACGTGCGCGAAGTGGTGCAACGCTGCGAGCTGGTTACGCTGCTGCCGCTAACCGATGGCAGGCTGGCGGGCTATTTGAAGCATAAATTTGAACGCGCGGGCGCAGATGTGAACCAAATCTTAACCGATGATGCCATTGATGCCATCGCCGCGCGGCTGACGGTTACTTCCCGCGCCAGCAAAGGGCTGGAACAGCACAGCCTGCTGTATCCGCTCGCGGTAAACAATCTGGTGTCCGCCGCCATGAATGAAGCTGCGCAGCTGGGCTTTGCCAAGGTGGACGCGGATATTGTGCGCGGCGTGTGAGATACAGGATTGGGCGGCATCAAAATCGGAACGCTATATTTTTTGCCGCCTGAATTTTATAACTATTTGATTATTAAGGATTAAAAAAATGAGTCAAAGTTTAATCACCGGATTTGTCGGCGGCTGTACTGCCGTTGCGCTGGTTACCCTCGCACCGCGCCCAGAACAGGCAGCCCCCGAACCGCGCGTGATTGTGGCCGAGTGCGACAACCTTAACGCACTGGATGCCGAGTTTGGCACGCATTTTGACACCGCCAAATACGCGCTGGCGCGGCTGAAAGCCCACTGCGACGCAGGAAACGAAGCCGCCGTGCTGATGCAGGTGTGGGAGCAAGACCCCACAGCGGGGGTGGTGCATGAGTAATCCGCACTATACCAAGCCCGCATTTTCGCAAGACCCCGCCAAGCAAAAACGGCTGAGGCAGGAATGAAGAACCAGACTATATGCATATCCGGCAGGGGGCATAACAAAGACTTTTCCTGCCTGATAACGGACAACATACCGGACTTGGGGATGATAGGTCTGACACAGGCATTCCCCATGTGGATTTACAAGGAAACGGACATGATAGAAATTTTAGAACAGATGCGCGATAACGGCGCAATGAAACTGGAAGCGCTAATTGCCGGCAAAAAACGCCATTTTGACGGCAGGGCATATGTTTTTTGGTATGGCTATCTGGAAGCTGTTGCCGATATGTGCGAGACGCTGGAATACGAAGGCCTGATGAAATCCGTAGACGAAATCTGCCAACAGGCGGAAGAACGCCGGAAATTCAAAGGGCTCGGAATACAGCCCGGAAACGGGGCGCAGGCAGAATGACCGTAAAGCAGCAACGCCGCCGCGTATGGATATGGCAGGCGAGGAAGAAGACCGAACACCAGAGCAACCCTGACGAAAGGCAACCGCCATGAAAAAACATTACACCGTTTACGTGCCCGGATGGGTATACGACGACCTGCCCGTCGGCACGATTGAGTACGACCCGACCCGCAACGAGGCGGTACTGCGCCGCGAAGGCAAACCGGAGCGTTATTTTGCCAGCGTGCCCGCCGCGCTTAACTGCGTGCGGCAGGAGCACTCAAACGCCTATCTGGACGAGGGGGACGCATCATGAGCCACCCCGCAGAAGCAGATTGGGTGCGCCGCCAAGCCAAAACCATGCGGCAGCGGGCGGAAAATGCCAAAAGCGACAAGGAGCGGGATGACTACACCCGTGAGGCAGACAATTATGCTGCGTGGCTGGCGCGGCTGGAGAAAGACAATGGATAAGGAAAAAGCCTTAGACAAGATTAAAAAATGCCTGGCATTGAGCCGCTCCGCCAACGAGCACGAGGCGGCGCAGGCGTTGAAGCACGCGCAGGCACTGATGGCGCAGTACGGCGTGAACGAATCGGACGTAGCGCTGGCGGATGTGGGCGAATGTGAAAGGAAAGCCCCGAAAACCGCGCCGAAATGGCACTGGGCGTTGGTGCACCTGTGCGGGCAGGCATTCGGGTGCGAGCGTTGGCATAACACCAATTTTATGGGTGGTAGCTTTGTGTTTTGCGGGCTTGGCGGCAGGCCGGAACTGGCGGCATACGCCTATGAGGTGTTGCTGCGCCAGTTGAGAGCTGCACGGCGGCAGTACATCAAAACCGCGCTGTCCCGCGTGCGAACCAACCGCATCAAAACCGCCCGCGCCGATAAATTTTGCGAGGGCTGGGTCAGCCAGGTTAGAGCTGTTGTACAGGATTTTGCCCGCCCCAAGGCGGAAACCGAACTGCTGGAATATTATAAAGTCAATAAATATGGGGGGTTTGTCGAGGCAAAAACCCGCGATGTGAAAGCCGATGTGGGCTGGGACGACTACCACATGGGCGCGGATGCCGCCGACGGCGTGCGGCTGGATGTGCCGCTGGGGCGGGAACAGCAGGCGCAGATTGGGGCGAAGCCATGAAAACACGCTGCCCTTGCTGCGGTGCGGAAAACTCCCTTGACGCGCTGCTGGCCCACGACGATGCCCGCGATGCCGTGCTGGCGGTTATCGCCGTCGGCGGCGAGCTACCCCGTCTGGCGGTGCAGTATGTCGGGCTGTTTAGACCCGCCAAAACCTCGCTGACGTGGGCGCGCACCGCCAAACTACTCAACGACATCCTGCCCGACATCCGGCGCGGCGCGATTACGCGGGAGCGCGTCGAGTACCCCGCCCCCGCCGAAGCGTGGCTGTACGGATTTAGGGAGCTGCTCGCCCGCCGAAATTCAGGCAGCCTGAAACTGCCCCTGAAATCGCACGGGTATCTGTATGAGGTGATTGCGGGCTGGCGCGGGCAGGGATTGCAGGCGGCACACCCGACGGCAGGGCAGCCTGAAACCGAAACCCCGAACCACAGCCAAACCCTGTCCGCCGTGGCGCAACTGCAGGGGTTGAGACGATGAGCCCGCCGCGCAAAATGCCCGAATGGGCATACAACCAGATGATTGAGGGGCTGCAAAAGATGCTGGTGCTGCGTTTGCAGGGCGCGCCCCCTGCCGATTCGGCAACCGCGCTGGCGGCAATTTGGGAAGAAGCGCTGACCCCGCACACCTGGGCGTTTGTGCAGCCCGTTGATGCCGACAGGCTGCCCGAAGCCTTCCGCCGCCTGATACGGCAGGGGGGGGCGGCGCCGCGCGCCC